GCCTCCTCGCGGATTGTTGTTGAATTGAGCCTATGCGACACGGCTTTCGCCGCGCCGCGTCTCAAGTGGAAGATTTTGGATTAGGCGACAGCAAAGCCGGGAGCCAACCCGCCCGAGCCGTTCGCGTGGTAGTCGTTGTTGCTGCCGCTCGTGTACACAATCCTGAAGCCGTTGGTGTTCGGCGCATTAACGGAGCGGAGCCACCACCCGACGGCGGAGGACGTGTCGCTGTGCTTGTACTTAATACGGGCGCTGTTACCATCTTTGTAGTACGGGTATTGCGTCTGGTAGTTTTGCTCTGCGCTATTCGCGTAATAGCGTGTGCCAAATGCCTCATACTCTGCCAGCAGCCAAATCTTGTCCGATGTGGCCGTGACATAGCTTGCGGTATCGGAACCGCCGCCCGTGTTGTCACTGTACTTCGTACAGGCCGTAATGACATTCTGCCAAGCAGCAGGCATCGCGGCAAGGAACGCCGGGAGGATGGTGTTTCTCATATAACTCGAATTCCAACCGCCAGAGTTGGTATTAGTGGTGTTCATGCGGAATCCCGCCGTGCTGCCTATCGTGTTATAGTTGCTGTCGCAGAAAGCAATGTTGACGCCCGCGCTGGTCTTGCCAAACTGGAAGTGGATGGTGTTGTTGCCCTCGACGATGCTGTTGTGGTTAAAGTCGATAATAAAGGCATAGTATGTGTCGTTCAGAGCTAAAGCCCCAACAGTGCCATTGAGCGTAATTGGTACGGTGTCACCCACAGCCCAAACGTTGGACGCCTTTCCAGAGCGCGCCGCAGCTTGAATCTGTTCGGGCGTTGCGTTGGCGAGCACCGCGGGAATAGCAGCCTCTCTTTTCCCGCCGCCGCCACAAAGGATAACGTGGCCCATTAAATCACCTCCACAAAAATAGGAATGCTCACCGTGTTCGCATCTCCGAAGATAGTGAACTTGATCCCGCCAGCAACAGTCTCAGCAAAACCGTTGGTGATGCAGTTAAGGAACTGGGTCTGCTGCTCCACAAATGTGGTGTAGCTGTCCGACGTGCCGTTGCCGGTATAACGCACGTCAACCTTGGCATTGTCAGAGGCTGTGACGCCGCTGATAGAGACGGTCTGCGTCTTTACCCCGGTTGTGCTGTCCTCCGTCCAGCTTGTGCCGATGGTCGCTGTTGCTGTGGTCGCAACCTTGCCCTCCGCCGCAGCGATACGGCTTGTGAGGTTGGTGATATTTTGTGCGTTTGTCGTGGCCTTTGTATCCACGCCGCTGACAGTGCCGGAAAGGTTGGAGACGGACGCTTCCAGCGCGGACACGCCGGTCTCAAGGTCGTCAACCTTGACCCCGACATCCGAAAGGTCGTCCTCAATAAGGCTGAATCGCGTCTCCACCTCTTCAGACATCGCGCCCCCACCGCTGACCGGTTTCGAGTCGAAATAGAGGGCGCCTTCCTCATCAACGTACAGACCGCCTTCCAGACCGCCGCCGGAGATACCAGCCTCATTGACCTTTGCAGCAAGGACTTCGAGGTCGACGTTGCTCAGGTCTGCATTGAGCTTGCCCTCTGTTGCGCCCTTAATCAGCCCGGAAAGAACGGCAACGCCGTTATCGGAAATAAAGGGCTTTTGAGTGTTGCTCATTGATTTACACTCCTTTCTTAAGAAGAAGGGGCAGCGGCATAGCCGCCGCCCCTAGTCTCAGGTGTGCTGTGTTTACGCAGTGTAGACACGGTTCCAGATGGCGGTGATTTCCTCCTCGGTCATCTCAACCATGGCAGAGTTGACAGCCTCGTCGACGTAGCCCACAACGGTAGTAGCAGTAGCGCCCTCAGGCAGAGCGCCAACCTTGGTGTCAAGGGCAGTCACCTGACCAGAGACGCCAGCAAGGTCGTCGTCGGTAGCGTACTGGTCGATGTTCAGAGCGGCGATGGCATCGGCGATCTTCTTGTCAACGGAACCGACAGTCTGAGCGTCGCCGTTCAGGGTAGCGATGGCAGTCTCGTTGGCAGTCACCTTGCCAAGCAGGGCAGTGTACTCAGCGCCGTGAGTGGAGATGTACTCCAGAGCCTCCTTGTAGGTGTTGACAGTGCCGTCATCAGTCATCGCAGTAGCGAAAGCGTTGATGGCATCGGCGATCTTCTTGTCAACCGAACCGGCAGTGTTGGCGTCAGCGTTCAGGGTGCCGATAGCGGTCTCGTTGGCACCGATGCGCTCGATAGCACCGTCGATGCGGCCACCCAGAGCAGCCTCAGCCTCGGTAGCGCGCTGCACCTCATTGGCCAGCTCAGTAGCAGAGGCACGGGAAGTGTCGGTCGGGTGAACGTGGTCAGCACGGGCGTAGGTCACGGCAGAACCGGCAGCCGCAGTACCATCCATCAGAGGAGCGACATCCGAAGCGGCAACACCCTCGGGAACCTCGTCCAGAGTGATGTAACCAGCGTCGTTCTCGATGTCCGACACCTTAGTCGGGACAGCGATGTCAACGCCGTTCTCAGTGACGGTCTGCGCCTCACCGTTGACCTTGATACCCTGCAGGGCAGAGTTGAGCTTGCCAAGCAGCTCATCAGTCAGGTCGTTGGTCGAAAGGCCCTTGCCCTCCTCAACCAGAACATGGGCAGCCTTGATTTTGCCGAGCAGCAGCTCAAGCATCTCGGGAGTGATGTAGGTTTTGTTTTCGATGGCCATGATAAATGTCCTCCTAAAAGTGTTTTTTTCAGCGTATATTAACGGCTTTGCCGTTGCTGATTAGGTTGTAGCGGTTTCGGTACCATAAACAGCGTCCCAGAGTTCCTCGATCTGAGCCTCCATTTCGTCCGCCGTCATAGTGCCGATTTTCAACCGTTCAGAAAGGGCTTGCTCAAGCCCGGTGATTGCAGACATGGGGTGTTGGTCTGCTAAGTCTCGGTTGCGGAGCCTGGCATGGTCGGTCGTTGCAACGATACCGCCTCCGCCGTCGATGATGTCAGCCGCGCCAAACGCCTCAATGATTTCCTCATCGGTCATCGGTCTGTAGGTGTCGGCGATGTACTGTTTCATCATCTCGAAGGTTGCTAACCCCTCAGGGTTGACCTCCACTTTTACGCCGTCCGCCATGACGTAGTACACATAGAAGTTCCAAGTGGCGGTCATTCTCGGAACAAGAGACGGGGCCGGGATGCCGGTGCCTTCGACATCGGTTCTCGATCCGCAGACAAAGAACGGGATTTCACCTTCATCCGGGTCGAGCGCACCGATAACGATGGTTTTGGCGACATAGCTGACCTCGTTTTTCTCATTTGAGATAACGCAGGCGATCAGACACCGCCCGTTCTCTGGGTCGGACGTGGGGTAAAACGAAGCCTCCTGCATGAAGGGCGGGAACTCTTCGAGCTCTTTCAGTTCGTCGGCAGTCATGTAAACGTCCGACACGACGGCCCGCGTAAGAGTCAGCGTATGCCCCATGATTAACTTGGAAAGCAGTCCGATGCCTTTTTTCGTGACTTGGCCCTCTTTCCATGTGTTAGAAATAGGGATTGTCTCATTGCTCATTGTCTCCACCTCCTACTAAGAATCTTTTTCCGTCGCCGCAAAGTCGGCGGCAACGGCGGACGCTACCTGCTTGATCTCATCGGGGGTAAGGTCTACAGCGTGAGACAATGCAGTTGCTAAAAGGATATTGCTGTCAATCTCTCCTGAGAGGTCGAACGATGGTCTTTCTGCCGCCGGGGTGATGTCCGCAGCAAGCGCAGTGCCGGTGGCGATGTTGATGGTGCTATCCAGCGTTGCCTCGACCGCGTAAGATGGGACTTGCGTCCCCGGCTGCACCTTCACCGCGTGTCCCGTTGCTGCTGCGATCTTCAGCTCACTCTCGATTGTGGCCTCAAGCCTCATTTCGAGGGCTTTTGTATCGAGGCGGTACTCATGAGCGTGCGTGGTGACTGTCGCCAGTTTCACCAGAGTGTCGTCCACCTGAGATATCACATTCACGTTATAAATCAGATGGGCGGGTTTCAGGCGGTTAAGCACTGAAATGGCATCTCTCATCCGCCGGAAGTCGTTGACGGCATTGAGGATGTTGAGCTGGAAGGTGTTCTTCGCAACGTTCTCGGTGATTTCACAGGGGATGCCCAGCAGGGCGGCGGAAACGGCTGCTGCAAGCCTTTCGGGGTTCACGGGGCCGCGTGTCGTGGCCTTTGCGATAAGCCGCGCTCGCCGCTGCTCGATGGTCAGGGACGTGTCGCGGGGGATTGCATAGTGATCTTCCCAGAGGTCAATCAGCAGTTCTGTGGTCGCCGGGGTGGTCTCATATCTCAACTGTTCAGTGATGCGCCACACTTCGTCCCACATGACGCCGATTGCCTCAATAATCCAGAGCCCTACATAGCTGTTCCCGTAGATAGGGGCGATCCAGTCGATGATTGTCTGCCCCCGTTCGCTTTTCAGGATGGCCTTCATCATTTCTGTGGGATTTCGCATGATTCAGCCCTCCTATTCCCATCCAACTGTGCCGGTTGTCAACGACAGATTTTCCGCGCTGATGGATGGCAGCTCCCCAACCTCGATCGGGATGTTGTCGGTGCCAAAGATGAACATATCATCGTTGTCGGGGTCTTTGATGCCAATCAGCAGCTCCTTGAAATCGTTCGCGCCCTCGACAGAGGCCAAAACTCGCCAGACCTGAGAGTATTTGACCTCTCCTTCATCCAGCGCGACAACAAGGTATCTGCCAAGCTGTGCAAGGAAATCGGCCTGTACGGACTCAAGGGTGTGTTCTGCTCTCAGCTCGACAACGGCGGAAATGGCGATCTCAACGGTGCGCGGCGGTACAACCTTGAGCAGTGCGTTTACCGGGGCCGGTCGCTCTGCCGGTGCATCCGGCCTCATGATGTAGTTATAGACCGCCTCGCAAATCAGCTCGTTGGCAGGCGCGCCGTTCGCGTCGGTGACAACGATGGTCACAAGGCCGGAATCGTCGGTTGCCGAAATAACTGTCGCGTCTCCGACTCCGGGGACAGACATGGCCCATCGTCTATAGTCCGCAGGAGAGCCGGTGAACGACTCGCCTTGTGTGCGGTCATATTCCAAGATTCTCTCAATCATGGATTCGTCGGATTCGGCCTCTGTGCCGCCGGTGATCGGCTTGTTGTTGTAGATGCCCGTGATGCCCTTGTTTCGGCTGCCCAGCAGCACGACTGTGCCTTTTGTGGTGTTGCCGACAGTGCCGGGCTGTGTGCAGATGATGTCAGCAATGACGCTCCCGCTCTCAGGGATTGTGACATCTTCCATTGTGAGGTAGTCCACCGACGGGGAATCGTTGACCGCCGCAGTCGCTACCATGGTGCCAGCCGGGACGACTGTGTCAGGTTCGCCCGTGATTGTCACCTCTCCTGATGCCGCTGTCGCCGATCTCCTGATGATGTGACAGCGTTTCCCGTGATAGTCAAGCCACTCGCCATAGGAGAACTCGGGGAAAATCAGGCGGATGGCCTCTGGTACGATAAACTCGCAGATGTAGGCTGTTTGGAGGGCTGTGGGGCGCGTCATATTCCATGGGTGACTACCGTCGCTCTTGTCGATGTCTTCCGGCAAGACGGCCAGCCCCATCTTGTGCATATCGTCGGTGCTGTGATTTGCTAAAAATTCGATGGTAGGCAGTTCAGCCAGCTTTGCCCCCTCCTTCCTATGCGGCCATGTTAATCGACACCGTGAAGTCGATTGTGACCTCTTCGATGCCTCGGACGGTGATAGTGGCCTCTACAGCGTCAGGCGCTGTCCAGTTGTATGTAATGTCCTCGATGTACGCCGTCCGCTCATACGGGTCTGCAAGCAGGGCCTCTGTGATTTCGCGGGTAAGGATGCTTTCGGCTTCCTCTCTCGATTCGGCCCGCATAGCAGCTTGTGTACTGATGCCAAAGTCTGAGCCGTGCGCCAGATACGCATAGCGTTCTGTCGAGACGCAGGTGACACACCATGAGCGCCAGCCGTCAACGCCATTGCAGTCAATCAGCTGGTACTTGCCGTCACGCGGGAAGTCTCCCGTCTCCCAATCGAAAGCGACACTAGGGCGGTACCCGGTGACGTTGTTCTCCTGAATGGCCTCGATCGTCACGACATCGCTTTCATACCCTTGAGGGAAAAGATTGTCTGCCATATGTTCCCCCCTAGCTGCTGACTACAATGGAGATAACCACAGGCTGGTGTCCGCACCATGCAACAAGGACGCGGTCTCCCGGTTCCACCCCGCGAAAGTCGGGCGGGATGCGGTGATCGTGATCCCCGTCGTCGTGGGTGTGGTAGCCGCTGCCCACTTCCTGAGAGTGGGTGCCGCCTTCGTGGTTGTGAGGTAGCCGCTCTGTTCGCCATGTGCTGCTAACCAGCGTCAGCGTAATCATGTAGTCGCCTTTTGGAATCGGCTGCCGCAGGCTGTCCACCGACAAGGAGAGGTCTCCGTTGATGGTGCCAAGCTCCAAAGTCGTCGGGATAGCTGCGGATGCCTGCCTCCCAGTTTTGCAGCGTTCGGGCGGGGATGCCCAAAAGCGCCGCAAATTTGTTCTGAGAGAGGCCCGCTTGGTTGCGCAGTTCTCTAATGTTCATTATGCT